CCTCTACGATCTTTAAACTTATAAATGTTTAAGCGAAGTTGATGAACACAAACATCCATTAACAATGTTTCAAATCGACTACGACCAAGGATATTACTATTAGAGCCACGAGAAAATTCACAATAGCTTGCATAAAGCCATTTATCCCAAGACACATAAACATTAGAAGATCCTGGTTGAGAGTTCTTAGCTAAACCAACAGGAGCAGAATTACCTGGATCAAAGATAAGACAGTGATCCATCCAATCCATAATTTGATTAGATTTAAGGATTTGTTCTCTGTGATGTTTTGCAAAGAATCCGACTTTCTGATTTGTTTCCATTAGATATTGACGCATATCCATTTCGCTCATATCTAATAACCAATTCACCAAGCCAGGAAGTAATTTAGCGAAGTCACCAAAGGGTGCTCCACTATCATCCATATCAATTAAGGTGCGTTGTTCAGCTGAACTACCAGTGAAAGGTCTATCAAAAGGAATAGTAAGACGACGACGTGCAAGCCCAGATGTAGGATCTGTCGTTTGAATGGGTTCATTAGCAGTTATCATTACCAACCCATTAAATTTAAACGGCTTTAACGAACCTCCTTGGAATTTACGTTCATTCCGAATTAAATCACGACCAGTAATTGCTTTTAATACGGATACTGAACCGCCATATCTCTCTACATCATTGAATAAAAGGAGTTTCTTTTTATATAAATTAGCTGTTTCAAATCTACTTTTTTCTAAATGATCAAGAGATGAAATGATAGCGTTTGTATCACCTACTAAGGCATGAGCAAGGTTTGAATAAGTAGACTTACCAGACTTACCTGGGCCAACAATTTCAACGAACTTTTGAATATCTGAATGACTTAATAGAACAGCACGTAACCATGCTCTAAGGACTTGTACACGTCCCCAGCTACCATCTTGTAC